GAGTAGTTTAAAGTATGTGTATTTGAAAGTGATGTCTGCAGTTAGATACTGGATGTCATTAGTGTCTACACTAAAGGGTAAACTTGTAATTCCTACAGGGAATGCATCGTATATTTTGACTACAGTTTGGGTGTTGAAACTACTGTTTAGTATCCTAAGAGTAAGATCCAACCTATCATAATCTGGTCCTTTGTGCTCCTTTGCTACCATTGTATTAGCAAACTCTCTCCACTGATCTGCTTTATGTGGATATGTAATTCCAGTCATCCAGTTGTGAACGATAGAATAGTTTCTTAAATCCTCATCAATAAGAACAGTTACCTGAAAATCCTCATAGTTTAATTTATCTCCACTTAGTTGGAAATCATTAAAAGGAGTTGCCTGTTGTGGACCACCCATTGATATACCAGGAATATTAGCTGAATTGCATTGGAATGATACCTCTTTAAACAAAGGTATATCCAATTGAAATGCTACTGGTGCTAAGAAGTTTGTATTGCTCACCATAAAAAAGGAGTCCTCCCCTAGTATTTAGACATAAAAAAAGAGACCCCGTAGGGTCTCTCTTAAAATATGTAATCCGAATTACATTAGGTTTGCAACAGATACTCTTCTGTAGTAAACGTTAGTACTGAGGTTAGCAGCAGCTTGTGGATCGGAGTTTGTAAGAGTTGAATCATATCCCTTAGCAAATGGGTTAAGAACTACGCCATAACGTGTCTTAAATCCGATGCGTGGCTGGAAGTCGTCTTGCCCGACACTACGTACCATCTGTAGAGGTACATAAGGACAATAGAACAGACCAGCATCATAAGGAGATGAACCCTTGTATCCGATAACGTAGTACTGATTACCTGAGTTACCTGAAGAGTTTGTACCACCACGTGTGATAGTAGCATAAGGGTCGATGTACACTCTGTAGCGTCCGTTAAGGATACCAGCGAAAGTATTACCTGTCTCATCAACTTGTAGACGGTTGTTACCTTCGATTGCAGGAGCGTAATCAAGAGCACCAGCCATGGCAAGTGCAGAAGCAACGTCTGCAGAGCACATGATCATGTTGCCTTTTCCACGACGAGTTTCACGTGCGATTGCGTTTGCGTCTCTTTCGATTTGGAAAAGAAGTCCCTTGAATTTCTCAACTGACCAACGACCATTTGAGTCAACGTCTAGGTCAAAGATACCAGCAGTAGCAGTGTCATGTTGTGCACCACGTTTTGCAGATTTGTAAATTGTACGAACAATCTCTCTGTTGATTTCAGCAAGGATCTCAGATGAGAGGATGTTAGCCAATTCTGACTCAGCATCAAGACCGTGAATTGCACGTAAATCTTGAGCAAGTTCAATACTGTACTCTGCTTTCAAAGCACGTGACTTAGCAGTAACCGAGATCTTCTCGATACTGAAGCCCATCTCTCTGAAATCAGGAGCAGAACCGTCACTATCTAATGCTTCAGAGTCCTGTGTGGACATTGGAGCACCATTGTCATAGTAACTCTGTGAGGTAGCTTCGTTAGAACCAGCAGCAAATGCGTCGTTAAGAACAGCAGGGTTGTCACCAGTTAGTGTTGGGCCAGCACCAGATACGTCGTTAGCACCACCAGTACCTGACTGATTTGGGTTAACTTCGTTGAAGAATGCTTCAGCATTACTTGTACCAGGACCATCATAACGTGCTCTCATTGCAAAGATTAGTCCAGTAGGACCACTCATTGGTTGAACACCAGCAAGGTCATATGCGACCAAGTTAGGCATTGCACGTCTAATCAAAGAGATTAGAACAGGGTCGAAACCAGCAACTGACTGATCTCCAGATGAACTAAAACCAGGATTTCCTGTAGAGCCTGGGTCTGTGTTCATTGTAGGAACTGCTTCAGATAGGATCTGACGTTCCTGATTAATTACTTTTTCTTGGTTCTCTAAGAGGATAGAGGTAACAGCTTTCTTGTAGTTATCTTCAATTTTTGGAAGATCACCGTGATCAAGAACAGGTGCCCACTTCTCTTGAAGAACCTTTGACATACCTAATGTCATTGTTTTTTTTCTCCGTAGATTAATAGGTTAATAATTTATTGCCATTGGGAGATTGCTTTTACATAAGCTGCCATAGGACCTTCTGCAGGTGCTGCGACATCTCCTGTAGCTACATCTTCCTTAGGTGTAGAAACTTTCTCTTTAGGGAAATAGTTTTCCTTAAGGGTATCTAGTTTCTCCTTAAAGGATTCCTCAGATTCAAACTCAACTGACTCAGCAAGTGAAGCAAGCTTCTCTGCCTGTGTCTGAGCTAGACCTTTGGATACTTCGGCTATTAATGACTCACGTGTGCGAGTATTAATTTGACCGTTGAGTGAGACGTTCTTCTCAAGTTGCTCATTGAGCTTCTCTTCCATTTCATCAAGTTTGTTAGTCATCTCTTCAAGAACATCATATTTATCTTCAGGGATTTGTACATAATTTTCTTCAAAAAGCTTCTTCATGCCATCCATGAAGGAGTTATACATTTCTAGTTTGATGCCTTTGTGGATTTCGATTTCATTCTCTTTTTTCCACTCTTCGGCAACATAAGAAAGGAACTTATCTGTTTTCTCTGAAAGTTCAGTTTTAGCTGCTTCCAATTCTTCAGATAATTTCTTTTCAAATTCTTCTTCTAACTTTTTCTTCTGCTCAGAGATCTTGCTCTTGATAGCAGCTTCAAAGATAGTTTTTGTTTTTGCTTTGAATTCCTCAGAGAGTTCTTCGCCAGTTAATAGAGCTTTAACATCGTCATCGACATTAAGTTCCTCTTCAACGACTTCTCCTTTGGTTTCAACTTCTTCTGCTTTAGTGATGCCAGCAGGTTTTCCCTCAGCTGCACCAGCATTTTTATTAACAGCATTTCCTTTGATTGCTGTTGTGCCTTTATTGGCAATTTTGGATGAGTTATCATCCTGCTTATAATTTTGGTTGGTCGGACCTCCCAAATCTTCAATCGAAGTATCTTGCGGAGCAGGGACGGAAACTTTTTCCATACCATCTGCTTTACCAGCACCATCAGTGACTTGGCGTTCAGAGATATTTTCTTCGACGAAGGTTTCAAATTTCTGGTCAACTGATGCTGACATATTAATACTCCTTAAAAACAATAGTATTGCATTCTGAATTTATTTATAAATTAAAGTCCTTTCAGGAACTGTTCAAATGCGGAAACCTTACGTTCCTGTAAGTTATATAGGGTAGCAGCATCAATTCCTTTCTTTATCGAAGAAATTTCCTGCTCTTTTAACAATCCATTATCCCAAACCCATTCCTTTCCTTCCATGATACCTTCTACGAAAGCATCAGGAGCAGATGGATCTGCAACAATGTCAGCAGCAGTTGCTAACTGATAGTCATCACGAACATAATTTGCACCGCCCATTTCTCTAAGAGAACCAACTCCCCTTGAAGAAACGCCTAATGATACACCCTCATCTAGGAGAGATTTTGCAATCTGACCCATTGGTGTATCTAAAAGTTTTGCTTTTCCTATAAAATTGTTTCCTTCTTTTACAAGTGATTCAATTTTATGTGAAGCTCTATCGAGGTTAACTGTTGGTCCTTCTGGATGTCCCAATTCACCCAAAGCACGATTCTTAGAAATGTTTTCTGTGGTATATCTATTGACTTCTCTTTCAAGAATATCTAATGGATACACCCTACCATTTCTATTTTTGATTTCAGATTGGAGGAATACACCTTGAATGTAATGGTTCTTTTTACCATTATTATCTTCGGTTAAAAATTGTACCTCTTCAATCTGTTCAGTTATTAGTTTCATTTTCGTCTGGTGCAGGGACTTCGGTTGTATCAACCTCTGGTTCATCAGAGGAAGCAGTAGTCACTTCAGTGTCAGTAGGATCTTCAGCATTTGCTGGATCCAAATGAGCAAACATATCAGCTCCGACTTTCTCTTTTTCAAGAGTTAATATCTCGGCAGCTTTATTCATAATGACATCTTTCACCGCATCTGATGCATCTGAAAGGTGATCTTTCATAATAAGATCAACTATTTTCGTAGTTTCCATAGTAAAACCTCAGTGTTATTTAGTGTTTTTGTTACTTGGTGGTAACGGGGGATTCTTTATTTGATCAATCTGTGCCTTTTGCAATTCTTGATCTAACTCAGTAGTTTCAATCTCTTGACCTAATTGAGCCACAGGATCCATCACTAGACCCATCTTTATCTCACTATTTATCTGCTCTCGCATCTCGACTATCTCTTGCTCCGTAAACTGGAGTAACTGTCGCATAACATAATCTTGTGAGAAGTATTTTCCAACATAAAGATCAAGTTCATTTAGAACTTCCATCTTTTTCTGGAGCATCTCTAAATCTTTTAACTCAGAGAAATGATTATCATAGAGGTAATCATATTGAATATGCTCCTTCATCTCCTCCCAATCATCAGGTGTGATAACACCTTTGAGGATTAGTTGGGTCTTCAATAAATCATGTAAAAGATCAGAGAACTTCTTGCGGAGACGACCTACAAACTTTGTAAATTTAATCTCATCTCTATTGATCTCTTCTGACTTACCTAGATCAAATGATTTATCACTTTCTAATCTTGATGGTGGTACGTTTAATGCTTTGTATAACTGTGTCTGGAAATACTTGATGTCAGTTAACTCACCTAAGTTTTGTCCACCAGGTAAAGTTGTGATCTCAGTTCCACGTCCACCTTCTCTACGTGGTAACCAGAAATCTTCAAGCATACTCATATGCTTCTTGTCATCACGGATCTCACCAGTGTTGGAATCATATACCAACTTATTCCTATAGCGAGACATGACATCACGTAAGTACTGTTCCGCTTTTATCTTTGGAAGATTACCTACATCAATGTAAAATATTCTTCTTTCTGGTGCACGTGATAATCTGTAGATAACAATACTATCCTCAAGCATTCTTAACTGATTAAGATACTTGATTGCTTTGTGCAAATAACTCAATACAATATTCTTACCTTGGTCTTTTACACCAGAGGTAACGTATGCTATAGCATCATTTGCAATTTTAATACCTTGATTGGTATTGTTTACACCCTTCTCATTGTAAATATAAAATTCTGTGGTCTTACCATAATCATATTTCATGAACTGGTCAGCATCCATAGGTGGTTTTTCCACAATACGGAGCTTCTTAATTTTGAGTGGATCAATCCAACGTAACTCTAATATACCTTTAGCTGGATCTTCCAGATCTACTACCTTATGGTAGAACATTCTACCATCAATAAACCATCTTCTGAATATTTGATGTGCTGCTTTATCTAAATCTAAGAGTTTCTTTATATGATCAAACTCTTTTCTAATACTATTCTTTATTCCTTCCGATGCTTCTAGATTTGATAATTCAATTTCTACTGGACTATCATCTTTATCTGAAACAATCGCTTCATTTGTAATATCTTCGATAGCACTATCAACCTCAGGTTGTAGTGCCATCTGTCTATAACGACGTATTAAATTTATCTCGTCTCTCTTTTTTGTGTCATCAAGATCCACGTAATGACCAAACCACCCACCAAAAGGAGTAATGGTGGATGTTGCGTCATTATCTACTGGAGGTACTGGCGATGCAGCACCTTTTGCTTTCGCTTTGGGGTCTTTATCTTTTATAGAGAACCCAAATAGAGTTGCCATAATTAAATTCTATTTACCGTGTAACTATTTAGCCAGCTTAATTAAGTGGCAACTGAAGATAACCAACCTGTTTCAGTAGATTTAACAGCAGGATTTATACCTGGTGCATTAGCATCAAGATACTGGAATTGGAATTCAACATCAAACTCTTCTAATGCATCATTGCTATCATAAGCAACGTTGATTGATCCAACAGAAGTTGGCCATGCACCTATAAGTTTGTACACTCTAAGAATTTTATTCTTATCTGAACCACCACCTTTAGGTCCTACAGATTGTCCAGGTTGTCCGTCAGAATCTTTAGATAACTGTCTAATGTAGATGTCCTTCATTAGATTTTCATATCCACCGATAGCACCGATGTTTTCATCTACTTGGTTACCTTGATTAATCCATTGCTCAAATGCTCCTCTTAGATTGAAGTCCTCTGTATTATAGAACGTAGCAGTCCATGCTTCAAACGTTCTGTCTCCAGGAATCTTAAGAAATCTTCCACGGAATGGGACTTCTATAAGTCCCTGTGAATGTGTAGGTAAAGATGCAGATCTACAGAGGAAGTTAGTTTGTCTCTGTAATTCATCAATATCCCCCACACCGCTAGGAAAGTTGATGTCAACTTCATAGAGGTTAGGTCTTACGCCACCATTCAATTTAGATTTGAATTCTATTATGTTAGGCATTTTTTGTTATTAACTCCTTTTTGTTATTTAGCTAGCAACTACTTCGGAGAAGCTGATACCAGTTCTCGTAGCAACGAATGTCAAGGTAATATAGTTGATAGAACGTGTTGGTTGGATGTAAATATCAGCAACGAACTCGTTGTTATCTATAACAGCAG